GCCAGCTAAACAATCCCAGATTAATCCCGTGATATTTTGCCCTAAGATAGTACCATGTGTTAATCGGATACTTACTCCTGTATCTGGATCAATCTTGTTAGAACAATCAAATGGTGATTGCATAGGTAATGGCGGTAAAGCTACCATCAATGCCCCTCCACTATAAATTAAACCAACACGATGAGAAGGCATAACTTGAACTAACATACCTGTCGTAATTGCTTGATTTAAATTCTGATTGCTATCAGGAATTACCTGTAAAAATGGATTGATTGATACAGTAACTGTATTTCCACTACTACTTGTAGCATTAGCAGTTGCTTGAAACTGTACATGGTTATCCGAAGGTTTATAACCTGTAAAGGTAAGATATCTTAAAGGAGAATAAACCCCTGTAGGACTATCTAAAAATTGCATCTTATCATATTGTTTAATACAATTTACATCGTTTGCAGTAATAGGAGTTGCACTCGCACTTGTTAAAGTAAGAGTATCAATTGCCCCATTAGGACCATTATTTGTCCAACCACTTACTTGTAATATTAAACCACTATTACCAACAGTACCTGCATAATGAATAGGCAATAAATTTGATTTATGCCATTTTGCATCACCAAAATCACCTAACATCCAACTATGTGCAACCTTTTCATTTCTATCTGGAACAAATTGATTTTGCATTGCATTAGCTATTGCTGGATATGCAGTATCAGGTATGTAACATTTAACATCCCCAGGAACAGCTCCATAGTTTTTGTATAAAGTTACTGCACTATTTAACTGAACAGGAGTATTAATTGGTGTTATACCATCTCCATAAAATCTATAAGTATTAGTTCTTGCTAGTTGTGCTACAAAACTTTCTATATCGGTCGCTAATTGAAGGGCAGCTGCTTTTCCTATATCTTCCATGAATACTTTAACATCGTTAAATAATAATTGTTCAGCTGTAAATTCTACACTTGCGCTGAAAGGATTATTACAAGTTAAGTATTGAATACGTTGTTTAGCAGGTTGAAATTGTGCAACTAAACTATTAACACTTCTTATACGAGTTGGCAATTTAAAAGATACAGTATCACCTAAATTGGCGTTTTCTTTTGCAAAATCAATAAATCTAGTATTTGCACCATGAGTAATGGGCATTATATTTTGAAGACGTGCAAGGAATGCTTCTTGATAAGTTATTACTTGACGTAAACTATTAGACGCAGTGACGTTAGTCATTTTCTTTATCTCCGCTAGAATATATATCTGGCGAAGATAATTATTTAGTTAGATTTTAACCACGCAACCATTCTGCATTTTTAAAATCTCGTATTGTCCTTTCTTTGTTATCAACGCCAACCTTTGACGATTTAACTTCTGATAACGGAGCAGGAATATCTTGATTATTACGCTTAGCTTCAAGATTAGTTTTTATAGATTTCTCTACTCTTTCTAATAACTCTTTAGCTAAGTCAGTGTCCCCCATACTAGCAGCATTTTCTATCTGTAAAAGCTTCTCTGGATTTTTACGTAACTCATACATTATCTCGTTAGTATGATCCATTTCAGCCGCTAATAATGATGTATTAATATATTTTTCCGGCTTTAATTTCCCTACTACATCTTTGTAATCATCAAAGAGTTCAGAGTCTTTCCCCATTTTTAAATGGAACTGGTCCGCTAAATTTTTAACGTATTTTTCCTGTTCGGCTCTTTGCATCTCTTCGTGATGGGATTTTAATTGCCCTACTATTTTATTATATACACCATCTGATAATTGCTGCGTTAATGCATCCATATCAAGATTGTTATTAGCAGGACGTGCCGCATTCTCAGCTCTAACTCTTTCAAGTTCTTGCTGATGCTTGGCCATTAACTCAGCTTTTTTAGCCCCAACAATTCGGTCTACATCAGCGTCGTTATATGTCCTACTTTTAATAGGAGGCTCTTTTTCCTCTACATTTTCATTCGTTAAATCCACTATTAACCCCGTGACGGCATACCTTCTAACGTTGAAGCACGACTATTTATACCCGATAGTTCGGCAAACCTAATTAGTTTTTTCTAACTAGCAATTACACATTAAATTAAATGATTTTTTTAAGCAAAGAGACAAAATTTATCAATGATACATATATGACTATTTGCAATTGATGCATAGCGTTGTAAAGATATTCACGCTAAAATTAAATTTATTTAAAAAGATTTTTTATGAATGATGAAAGATTGTTGATAAATGCTATTGAAGCTAGAGAAATATTAAATATGTGCCATGCCACTTTTTATAGAGTCAGAAAAATGTCTGGTTTTCCTAAACCAAGATATATTAACGGAAGAAAAAGACCCATGTATTTAAGAAAAGAAATAGAAGAATGGGTTAGTAATCTGAAATAGATAATCAGAAAAATAAAAGTATTAAATTATATTTTAATTACTTACTTTTTTTGCCCAAAACTTTATTAGCTTTGGCTTTAATCTTGCTAGCTTCGCTAGAAGATAATTTATCTTTCTTTACCATTTGTGTAGCTCTTGCTTTTGCGTTCGCAGCTCTAGCTCTTGTATCAAGAGGATATTTTCTTTTTCCAGGTTCTCCAAATTCTTTAGATGGTATTTTCTTTCTAGCAGTTGTTGTTAATTTTGCCATTTCTTGTAACTCCTTTAATATAGTGTTATTTTTTTCTATTAAGTCAGATATTTTTAACTCTAAATCATAAATTCTTAAACCATGATTTTCAAGTGTTTCACTAATAGTTTTAGATACATCAGTTTCTAATAAATTAACTCGCTTATTTAATATTTCTATACTAGTATTTAAAGCCTTTATTCCTTTTACAATATTTGTAATCTCTCTATCATGTGTTTCTGCTTTTATAATTAAATTGTGTATCTTAGGTAAGAAAATTAAACTATTTTTTTGTGAGTCTAACGTCTTATCTTTCTCATCAGTATAAACCAATTTATTTAATTCATCATTAGATATCATTTTTTAAACCCTTTTATTTAATTGTATTCTTTTTAATTGTTGTTCCGCCATTTTCATTGCTATCTCTACAGCTTCTCTACTAGCTCTACTATCTTCTAATTCTTCCTCCATGTCAATACGCCTATTTTCTAATCCAAGTTTATTCATAACTTCAAAATATTTAATATCTAAAGCTTGTTTTTCATTAGCAACTTTTGCCGCTTGAATAGCCATATCTCCTTGAGTTTTCATTTCAGCAGCCTGTAATTTACCCATTTCTACTTGCTGATAAGCTTGTACTTCTTCTTTTTGTATCTGTACCATCGGGTCTTGCGGAGGATTTATAGCCGCTTGTTCTTCTTTTTGCCTCATCTCTTTCATATACTCAGCTGCTAATTTTTTAGCAACTTCGATATTACGCATATCTACATTATCCATATATAACTCTAAACATTTACGACCAAAAAAATCACTAAATATCTCATTAGCTTTAGACATGTTAGTTAATTGTTCAATTACTATTTGTTTTTGAACAGCAAGACTTACACCAGCTTCTACTTTAACTTGTAAGCTATTAGGATCATAAATTAAACTAATACTATCAGGATCGTTTTTGTAATTTATTTTTTGATATGACCTTTTTCCGTCGGCTTCCATGATGGGTATACTACGTGGAGTTTTATAATATTTAGGTATTAAATCTAATAGGATTTCAGCTATTCTGTTTTTAGCTTTAATAAAACCCATCAAATAAGGTCTACCTGCTGCATCTGATTGTAACGCCCCTTGCTGAATAGCAACTCCACTAATCTGTTTATCATTAGTTTCTAATATCCCATCAAAATTACCAATTATATTGCGTAAAATATTTGATGCATTGTTAAAAACATTCTCTACAATAGGTGGAGTTGGAGTACGTTGAACCTCTCTTGGCGGAGGATTAACTTGTTCTGCTTTCCCTTCATAGTATGCATGATAAACAATGTTACTCATTTGTTGTATATTTTTGTAGGCATCAACATAATCTTTTGGTATACTTTCAAGAGCAACAATTAACTTATGTTGAACCATATTTTCCATTTCTGAAGCAACTGTTTGGCCTGTGAAATTAAATAATTTTTGGAGGCCCATAGCATGATACACAACAGGGCGCGTAACTTGCTCGCTTGCATTAGTGCTATTGTCACGCACGTTAATACTGTTCCCATCAACAAAAACAATAGGCAAATATCTATAATTTGTTTTTTCATATTTTAAAATCTCAGTCTCACAAAAAATAACCCTATCTATTCTTTCAATAATTGTATCTCTCAAATTCTCTACTATCGGCGCTTGTTCAATAAATCCTTCTTTATTCCATAAAGCTAAAAAATCATCATAATGTTTATATAATATTGTATGTCCATTACTTAATTTAGCTAATTTCTCTTTTCTTCTAACCTTGTAATAAAAATCAGCAACTAATAATATATCTACATCTTGATTAGTGTAAGACCAGTTAAAAGATTGAAGACTAGTATTACGTACAAACTTTATATTTTTAGTTTCTTTTCCAAATTCTTCTTCAAATTCTTGTTTAGTTTTTGGGATAAGTTGAAAACAAAACATTCCATCCCCTTTATGACTAGCACGAGCAAGCATGTCAAAGCCCATCATCGTTGGATCTGCTATTTTTTTAACCTTAATTATTTGGTTAAAACTCATTTCGTTAATATATTCAGTTGTAACAGCTAATCCGCTAAAACCTCCTCCTAATGCATCGGTATAAACATCGTAATCTAACGAATCATTACTAGCATCATTTAAAATCGCTCTAAAATATTTTTCTATTACATTAATTAATTTTAATGAAGTATCCGTTATTTCATTTGCCTCTACGCCATCGCTTGAACTTACATTAATATTCGGCTCATGCCTTGCAAATTCTCCACGCATCCTACTAACTATTGCCTCAATTACATTAAATTCTAGTGGTGGTTTTTGTAATGTATCTAGTTTTGTTAAATCATCTGTAGTTAATCCAGTTTTAAATATAAATTTCATAAACTGATTAAATCTTTCATTATTTTCTCTAAAACTTTCGTAACTACTTTCTACACATTTTTTAAGTTTGTTTAATTTTGTCTGATCGTCATCATCTCTTTTAAACATATTTTTAACCTTTTCTTGCTCTATTAATAATCTCTAATTTACGCTGCATGTCTGCCGCCAATGATCTTATTATATTACTAGTTGGCTCTTCTTTGACCATATAGTTATATACTGGTTGACAAAATGTCATAGCTAAAGCATCGGCACAATCTGGTGACCGAATATGTCTTTTAATCATATCTTTTTTAGATTCCATTTTTAAGCGACTATTGGAATCAAAATCATATTTAATGCTGCATAAATCACCATGTAGACGATTATCATCGGGAATTTTGACAGGTATATCAGCCAACCAATTCGCAAGTTTCCCCCACATTTCAGCACGCAAGTTATAATACTTTTGTTCGTCAATTGGTTTATTCCCCGCATTAACAGGTATTAAAATTGCACCATGCCCTAATTCTTTAAGTCTGTCTGTAACACCACCACCGACTCCACAATCGTCTATTATGACTTTGTCAGGTCTATATTTTTCAATCAGCATATGTACGCGATTAGCTGTTTCCATCGTAGACTTTTTTGAATGAGTTTCCAAGTCAAACGCTACTCGACCTTGTCTAAATATCATTGCAGTTAAGTTATCACCATACCTTGCAACGTCTACACCTAATAACAATGGACCGTACTTTTGTGCAAGAGTATCTATTCTAGCATCTGCTACTAAGCGAGTATCTATAAAAGTATCCTCGCCGGTGATTTGAAAAGCTTCTATGCTATTAGATGGGTATTCTTGCATAAAAACTTTTTCGCCATCTCTACCTTGCGATGTTAAATCTATAATTTTAACTCTACGCCATGCTAATTGTTCGTTTGTAATACCATATGTACGTTGTAAATGTTCTTCAATATGATTTAATTTAAAATCTTTTGGCACTTCTCTTTTATATTCATCTTGCCAATACCAAGGGACGAATATAGGTATATAATCTGTTAATCCAGATTCCGCCTTTTGCCACATTTCATGAAAATAATTATTTACGCCATTTGCAGTAGACTCTAATATAATTTCAGTACCCGGCAAATCAGGTACACATTGTAAAATTCCACTTGCGTGACTAGATGCATTTTTCCAAAATGCGACTTCACTATTTTTTGCTGCTCCATGAATTGTACAATAAGAATGATCTTCGTGATTAACTTCAAAATCATAAACTTGATGTAAACCAACATTTTCTATACTTTTAATTCTTATCCAAGCATAATCATTATTAATTTTAGAAATTACAGGTTTTCTAATTCTTTTTGAAATTAAATGTCCAATTTCTATTGGATATCCAATACTATCACCTATTTTTAATTCTCCTAATTCTTTCCAGCCATCATTAGTAAAAAACTTATGTTCTTTTGTTGCTATTAAAGGAAATGAAGAAAGCCCTCTAAATTTAATAGAAATACATTCTTTAATTTGTGAAGATATAAAAGAAATAGGAGCAATATTTTTATTATGTGTTAATACTAAATCTCCTATCTTAAAATCTTGAATAGGACGTACAGACATATAAGACGGATCATAAATTAATGTTCCAAATGATAAACAGCCATGAAATAACTGTATAGTACTTGCTCGACCCAATTCTGAAGTATCACTAGTCCCTACTTGATAGCCTGATTTTAAATCGCCAAATGTTAAATATCTTGCGTTGTTAGTAGATGCATTGGGTCTAACTATTTCTGGCGTATATTCATAGAACATTTGGGCCATTTTGAATAACGATATTGTAGATTGTAAAAGATGAGTAAGAATAAATGTTTCAATACCAAAATTATTTGTAGTTATCCAATAATAACGACCCCCTATTAATGTACTACAACCTTCCTGACGTGCTTTAACCAAAACTGCTCTTACTTTACCAATGTTTCTCTTTTGCTCGTCAAGTTTAGAATTAACATATTTTTGTACTTTGTTTAAAATTAGTGGTTCTATTGAACCACTTTTAGTCCTTATTTTTAGACATTTAGAGGCATAATGCTCAAAATCAAGAAGTAAATCTTGACGTATACGAAATTCTTCGTTTTCCATATCTTTAATGTTGAATCACTCATTATTTAATTTACTATTAAATATTAACAAAATGGTTCGGTGCTATCTACATATTTAATTAAATGATTCTGTTCTATCTCCATAGCTCGTAATACAATCTTACAACTGTTCCGTGCCCTTTCAGCTTCCGTCATAAGATTGTCGTAAGCATTAACTGCATCATTATAAGACGCCATCGTATTATTTCTAATAGCAATTTCACCCAAATTAATAACCTCTGCTACTTTATTCTTAAACTCAGCAAAATCAAGCAGGAATTTCGCATAAATAGCAGCATTATACATCTTTTTTTCATTTGCTCTTAATTTCTCTAATTCTTCATTTTCACTCATCTTTATTCAACTCCTTCAAAATGCGAATCTGTTGTATAATATAATCTTACAGCCTCATCTACATTTTTAGCTTTTAATATATCTTGCGTTTTAGCAATAGAGCAATTTGCTTCTAAAAAATGTGTTAAATCAAAATATTCTGTAAGCATATCAATAATTGGTTTAAGAATAATCATTTCTATTTCCTATCTCACTATATTTATTATGATTTAATTTTTCTTCAATTCTTTCAATTATTCTTTCTAATGCACAAACTTTTAATGATAAATTAGTTTCTATAGCATCTGTTATACGTTTAAAATCTATAAAATCCTTTCGTAAATTTAATATATCAACTCTTAAACATTCTTCTGTTGTGACATTTACATTTCCAGTAAATTTTCTCATAATTTCATTACATTCTTCATCTGAAGGTAAATATTCTTTCATTACTCACCCCTCATATTTATAACCTATCGCACTATATTTATATCTAGGTTTAAATCTTTTTAAAGGTAAAACTATGTCTTTACAATATCCACATCTATATTCGCTAAGTTCTTTTAAGAAAAGCATATTGCTTGTCCATGGAAGAACTATTTTACAGTTTGTACAATAATATTTATCGCTCATTTAATTCTACCCTACATCGCCAACAATGATATTTACTCATCTTTGTATATCCTTTAATTTACTATCTATATATTCTTTTATCTCTGTTTTAATTACTTGTATTTTTTTATCTAAATCAGATTTTCGATAAAACACTTCTTGATCAAACCGTTGAGTTACACAATGTAAACGTATATATTCTTCTAATTTATCTCGTATATCTCTATTTAAAGGAATTAATAAACTATTATTAGATGTATCAATAACTGTAACTTCTATATCCATTTTTATTCCCTTTTTCTTAATTATTAATCTTTTCTAATTTTTTTTGATCTCTTTTTGTATTACCTTCAATAATTCCAAAATTAAATAATTCAATTTCATTTAATTTTATCCCATGTTTTTTATAAAAAATATATATTTTTCTTCGTTTTTCGTGTGTTATTAAATATTGTCTAAATAATTCTCTTCCTTTCGAGCTAAACTCTAAATCAATAATTCTATTAAAAAATTCAAATTCTTTATAATTCATCTTTAAATATTCTCTTTTTAATATTATTTATTTTTTCTTTCATCCCTTCCTCAAGCTTACAAAATATTCCTCTGTTATTTGATTTTCGTGGCTCAAATTGTCTAAACATTTCATCCCACATATTTTGCAATCGCTCAAGATCAAATCTTTTATATCGCTCAAATTCTTCAGCTTTTTCCCTCTCAATTTTTACTTCATCATCATTCATTTGTTTGTCTCCATTATATTTAAAATTTTATTCTATCTATTATTTTTCTTACTTGTTTACTTTTTAAATCTTCAAATTCTTCTTTTGCTTCTTTAAGATCCATATATTTATATGTATAATTCCCCCATCTATTTTTATCTTCAGCTTTTTCCTAATAAATACCCAAGAAATAAGCCTATTCCAACTGCAAGACATAATCCTATAACTGTAAAAAATAAATCAGAAATATCATATCTACATAAATGAGCCTTATTTATAACAGTTATTAAACAAGGATTCATTACACTTAACCATTCTTTACTCATTTTTTTCAACTAATAACGCTTGTCTTAAATTCTTCTTTTAATATTCCATATAATTGATTAATCTGATTATTTTTAGTTATCAACGTGTGTTCTATTAGAGTTATTTTATTTTCGAACTCTTCAATTATTTTTTTAAATTTATTAACTTCATATTCCATAGCTCTTACTTTATCATCCAATATTCTAATATCTCTATTAGTAAATTCATTTTTATCAATAATACCTAATCTTTCTGTATTTAAATCAACTATTTCAGAATTACAATTATCACATTCAGTATTATATATTTCACCGACTTCTATATTATCGCCACATACTGGGCATTTTAAATGTAAATCAATTCCCATTTTTAGTTCCCTCTTTATCTCTATATTTATTTTGAAAATCATACATCAATTCTTCTATTCTTTCTATTTCGCACAAACAATGACGAATAGCAATTATTTGATAATTAATTTCAGATAACTTTTCTTCTAAACCTTTCAATTTCTTTTCTTGATCATAAATTCTATCAATTAAGCTATTTATATTATAAATAAATTCAACAACAAGATTTCTAAGGAGTGGCAATCCTTTTGACATTAATTCTTTTTCCAATTCTTCCGTCATGATTTTTTGTTCTGCTCTATAAATTTCCATACATTGTTTAGCAAAACTGGCAGCGTGACCAGATATACATTCCTTTTCATTGTCATTCATTTTTCGACACTGTATTTCTACTTCTCCATCACATCTTTTACACAATGTTGATTCATTGTTCTTTAATTCTATTCCACAACGCAAACAATTGTATTTACTCATCTTTATTCATTTATTTATCTTTTTATTTTCTTTCTGTATACCATATAAGCAATGCAATATTTAATGCTATTACTCCTATTACGCAAAAAAATATAGATATATTAATCATTTTTTATCCTCTATAACTCTTTCAACTATCTGCGCTTTCTTTAATTCTTTTAACGCTTCTTCGTGCGTAAATTTTAAAAATAATCTCTGTTCATCGGTACCAAAATTACGATTTAATACCATTTCAATTGCTTTTAAATCTCCAATCATCGCCATAGCAACTAGTTTGACAATAATTTTATCCATTACAGTTTTTTGCACTATACTACCGTCAGGCATAGTAACCGGTATAGGAAAGCCCAATATTTCGCCGAAATATTCTTTTAACGTCCGTAATTCGTGCATTACCATGAGATTTTTCCCTTTTGTTCTCTTTGAAGTAAATTTACTATGGGTCCCAAATTTATTAGGAGGGTCTTGTGGGTTTTTTCTGCGTAAATCATTGACCATACCTATTCTAGAGACAAATTCAGGGGATAGTTTTTTCCCATTTTTGTCATATCTTACTAGATTTTTAGATGCTGGCGGCGAAGATGGAATATTAGTATTATCCATTAATTACCTCATTTTTTAAGTTTAATTATTTTAGATCCGTTATTGATTGTTTGTTCTTTTTGTAATGTTGTTACGTCTTGATAATCCCACAAACTTCTAATAAGAGCATTACAAAATTTAATGCGTTTACAATGTTCATGATATAATTTTAATTCTTGTATTGAGCCATGTTCGTATTGTTGATTGTGCATATATTATTCCTTAGAGTTTGTTTTGTATTTCACAAATTTGTTTGTTTAAAATTTGACAAATAAAAAATATTCTTTTTTTAAGTTCAGTAACTCCATTAAATGAGTTATTGTTAATGTTTATTTCTTCCATTTCTTCATACATTTCGCATCCACGTGCGCCTTCTAACAGCATGTTAATTATCTTTTTAATTTTAATTATTTTTTGATCATCATCAGACATTAATTGTTCCATTGTTAATCCTTTTGTTTTTTATTGCCTTTTAAGTTAGCCAATGTGTTTGGATGCTTGCCAGCTGAATAAGATTGTTTGTTGTCTTGATTTATTTCTTCTTTTGTATTGTCTTTATTCATAAGTTGTTGATTTTCCTCAACTTTTTTAATATCTTCGACCTTAATTTTGCCTAATCCAAAACAAGTTGGACAAGTAACCCACAGCATTCCTGCACCTGTATGTTTACCCAGTCCTTTACATAATTTACATACTTTAAATATCTC